CTCTGCGTCTTTAATCGCTCCTTCCAAGCAATCGTCGCCCATTGCGTAAGCCCAATCCGCGCCTAGGACAAGCGCTATGAGCACACGAATGTACGAGTTAGTCGAACTTGTGTTGAACGACCCTGACTTTTGCAAGCCTGCCATGTCTTGACTGAACATCCTACCGTCCGACAGGACGATTACGGAATGTAGCAGACATGCGACCTGTACCTTGATGAGGTTGGAACCTCACTATCGGCATCCATTAGGTAGATACGACGGCGTGCATCTGAGAACATTTCCCAGTCCCGAACGCTCCAGTCGAAACCGGTGACGTCCGCAGCAGCCATGTCCCTGTCGGCCATCTTTCCCTTGAAGCGTTCCCATACGCGCCCAAGAGCCTCGTCTGTCAGGGAAATGCCTGGCGCAGAGGGGATGGTCTCCCAACGTTTGATCTCAGCCTTGTTTTGCGCAGAGCATGTCATGCGCTCACAAAGCTGGTCGACGATTGACACGGAGGAAATCAACCTCCATCGTCCCGTGGCTCTCTTTTTGGCCGAGTGAGGTTCGTCCTTGACGAACGTCCTCACTGGGTCGCAAAGCCCCTTCTCCACTTTCTCGCGCGCCGACATCTTCAGGCACACGCTCACAGGCGTGTCCATCCGAAGGCGGAGTCGTTCGATGACTGCGTCAATGACGCGGCCAGAGTGGTTCTCAAAGAGAATTTTGTTTGTCCCTCCATTGTCTGACCAGGGAATACCCGGCGACGCAGTAAGCTTGACGTCGTAGCGCATCAAATGAATAATGCGCGCACGGAGAATTGCTGCGTTCCAAGGCGATAAACCTGGCGGTTGTGACGTTTTCGGGTACTGTGACCAAAGGCGCTCTTCAACGGTGGTCAACTCAGCCTTACTCGGCTGTGTCAACCCGTCTACCTGGCGCCTCGATGCCTGAGATACCAGAGACTGAAGCTCGGCGTCAGCTCCGCGAGGCGGAAACAGCCAATTGCTTAGTCCTGGTGTTCCCAGGTGCTTTACCACTGTCGGGTGGTGCGGCGGTGCTTCTCGCTCGGGTCGTTTGAATTGGCATCTCCCGACGGCGGAGAAGCCAGCAATGGGGGAGATCTTCGCCGCGGTCCATGAGTATGTACCCGACGTCTCCAATCGGCTAGGGTGCTCACATCTTGAAGACTGTGAGCGCCACTGCCGCGGAATAGCTA